ATCTAGGTACTTATCGGGGTGATCGTACAGTGATACATAGTCACCATATACAAATCCCTCATTTAATAACTGTTCACTATCTTTGAGATGTAAATAATCATCCTCAACGAGATAAACTATGGTATCATCAGTGTTATCCTTGAGTGCTTGTTTAGCCGCAAATAAAAATGCACCGGAGTTACCCAATGCGGTTCGTATTATATTATCCATATGAATATATTTTTTAATCATTTCTATAGTAACATCCTCACAGTTGTCAGCTATTATAGTAATATCTCTCGGATCAAAATGTTCACAGAAATTGCGTAGGCAGTTTTCCGTATTGATAAAGATTGGTTTTCCATTACGTCTACCTTTATCACTGAGGCGATAGTAAATTTTCATTACTTATATATATGTTTTCATCTATACCCTTTAAATAAGTCCCGTATATACTCTTCATCCTGTCTTAACCATATCTGATGACATCCAACTGGTACACCTTCACACCTGAAGTCTTGAACACTAAATGAACGTCCTATATCACGTGTAGGTCTTGATATAGCAGACATCATGAAATATAAATCCTCGGCTTCACCTCTCCATGGTTTAGCTCTGCACATTTCTTTCATGGTGGAAACATTTCTCAAAGAGAACCCACCATTGAACATAAATATTTTGTTTGGATGTGTGATAAAATTATTCTCTTTGTATGGATGCTCACCAGCAACACATCTATCACATTTACACATAGAAGAACATATATTGATGATACGTCCATCATGTTGAATATAGTAATGACCAGTTGGTGCACCAACAAAATCATATTCGAAAAAATGTTCAGGAATTTTCTTGAATATATACGAGTCCCATTGATTTATGAGAATATGTTCAAACTCTGAAAAATTATCCCAAAATTCGTAACTCACTAATAGTTTACTGTATGCATTCACATCTTTATTACTTTCAAAAGCCTGGATGTATCTCACATTTTCCCAATCTTTCGTGGTCTCCATGATCATATCTTTATTCTCACCACTGTGAACAATTGTTAACACTGTATCTCCACCACCATACACATTCGCAATGTTCCATAGATTGTATTTTATGATATCCATGGTACGAAACTCGATGAACAACATCCCCAATTTAGAATGTGTAGCCCACTTTGTCGAGGTATGTGAAGGTTCGGGTGTGGACTCTATCACGAGATCAAAATAACTTTCTTTGTTCATATCTTGATATATATATGTATCACTCTTTAAACAATAGTTTTGTAAAATATATCTTGCATTTCCTGTTTTTCTACACTCTTGATGTGCCACAAAGACATATCTGGTGTAGCGTCAAGTGCTTTCATATTAGTAGCCCCACCTATAGTCTCATGTAAACCCTTATTCCATTTCACGAGACCATTGTTTTTATAGACACGTCCTTGATAGTCTGGCCAGTTAATCCAACCCATCTCATTTACTTTGAAGGAGTGTTTATCGAGCCACTTTTGAGTATATCCGGGACAAATGTTAATACGGGGGATGTATACTAACTCAGCTTTCGTATCCGTTATGATACGTTTGATATTCTTAATGAGAGTCTCTCGAGGCATCTCATCCGCGTCAATGACGAAAATGTAATCACCCGTACACAGAGAGGCATGGTAATTCCTGTGATCCGAAAAGTTTCCGCAAAAGGTGCGTTCGGAAATTGTGATACCGGTATACCTTTTCAAGACATTTCGAACTTCATCAGTTACCTTTGAAGCGTCGAGGAGGATGTTAATTTCATCTTCGGGGTCCTTCACACGTTTTAAAAATGCAAGAAGGTCATTTAACTCACGAGCTTCGGTGCATACACAGATCGCATACGATAGGTGCATGTTTAAAGATATCTTTGTAATTATCTTTAAACATGTTCGGTAGGATTTATGGTCGTTTCTTTCTTGAAAAAGATATGGGAATAGAAGATGATGATGAGGTTGGTACAGCGACTCTCTCTGAACTCATAGAGACATACGATCATTGGGAAACTTTTGTTAAGGATGCACGTCAAAAATATAAGAAGGTTCAATTATTCACAATGTTCGAGACAGATGATGTACACCCTCATATTATTGAATGTATGAAACATTTCGACAAGGTTATCGTTCCATTTGACTATCTTAAGAAAATAGTAGAACGCCATGATATCCCATGTGAATCTATGAATTATTGGACATCTGAACTCATTCGCTCTAAACCTAAAGTGATTGAAAAGGAACGAGATCCAAATCGTCTTATATTCTTATATAACGGAACCAATGACGTTCGAAAAAATGTAACCACTCTCACACGAGTCTTCGCAAAGGCATGTGAAGGTACGGAACACACTCTCATTGTAAAAACAAATAAGGATGATGGATTGACCCGAAGTAAAAATATTAAGATTATAACTGATCGACTTTCCAATGAAAAATTAACATCTCTTTTCAATCTATGTGATTATTGTATAACATGTACTCGCGGTGAAGGTGTGGGTCTATTACACCTAGAAGGATCTTACTTCGGGAAGCCCGTGATCAGCCATGATGGGGGTGTGTTTGGGGATTTGAATATTCATCTGATACCTTTACCATATAGGGAAGTTCCTATCGATCTCACATTTGTACCACCCTTCTTACACAAAGTGTTCTATGGAAAATGGTGGGAAGTAGATGAAGATGGAACTGTTACAATTATTAAAGAATTGATTGCGATGTAATACACGTCCACACATCATCCCCAAATACAGTCCTAACCATATTTGTGTTATAATTTCCTTTTACATCAAGATGTAAAAAATTCTTAGATGCGTTCCCAATTTCCATCATGTTTATCATCCACGCATAACAACTATCCATACAGTGCACCTCTTTAGCATTTTCTATGACAGTCAAATACTCAAAAATATTTGAATTCTTTTCTAAAACTTCGGGTGTAATCCTAAAAACATTTGGATGGTCACTCTCTATTTTTAGACCCCGTGATATATCATCATGAATGAATACGTAGTCATCATATTCACATTTGATCTCACTGGGTTTATCCCTAACAACCTTAAATTTGGAGTACATATATTTAGGTGGAATACCAGCTTGAATGTATACACTATGCGCCCAGTTTACCATTTCAGTTGGAGGACCTTCCATTATATATTTCCATATATTATCAGGGATTCTATAGGTCGCCAAAGGTAAAACTTTACCTTCAACTTGTGACCACATATCTTGAGCATTTGTCGTGTTTACTGTTTTAATTTTTACACGATCTTTAATATCCCGATACATGAATTCTACAGATACCAGATGCTGTTTTTGTACAAAAATACAAACCTCTTCCATTTCTGCAAAATGTCTCACCATACCATTGAGCATGATAGCGTCCCCTAAACCAAGATGATGTAATATCGTAATCATTACTTTAATTATAGCTCTTTTCTTCTATAAGTTCAGAACCTTCATCTATATTAATACACTTCTTCAACCTAGAACGTTCATCATTGAGTTTATAGACACTTCTCGCTTTCTGTATAAACACATCGTCAAACTTTCCAAGCTTTTCTAGAACCCTGAGATCATCTTCAACTTCCCATAATTGGCGATTGATATCCATCAACTTTTCTTTTATAGGAGTTGTAAATTCCAATTTTGTTATCATTTCCAGTTCACGGTGAACATTTTTTAATTTTCCAAGGTCTGTGATCTTTTCACTCTTTATTTCGAGTATAGTAATCTTATCGATAAGTTCTCCCTTTGATACCTCAACAAGTATCTTCATATATACTATATAGAGTACATCTTTAAATAATTCATATGAATGGAACTTACTTAAAAAAAATACCGAATATAAGTTATGTACAGCAATGTTATGGTAACCGGTGGTTGTGGTTTTATCGCCTCAAATTTCCTAAACATCATGAAGAAGAGATATCCAGATACACATTTTGTAAATATAGATAAACTCGATTACTGTTCCAATGTTGAAAACGTCGAACCCGGCGTTGCCACCTTTATAAAGGGTAATGTAGGGAACGCCGAACTCATCGAAAATGTTATTAAAATGTATAAATTTGATGCAGTGTTCCACTTCGCAGCTCAAAGTCATGTCGATAATTCATTTGAAAATGCCCTCTCCTTCACAATGGATAATACCCATGGGACACACGTACTCATAGAAGCGTGTCGTCAATTTTTACCCAGTGTTGAATTCATTCACTTTAGTACAGATGAAGTCTACGGTGAATCGAGGACTGATGTCCCTTTTACAGAAGATGAAGGTGTTCTTCGTCCTACAAATCCTTACTCGGCCTCTAAAGCTGCTGCTGAAATGATCGTTCGTTCGTACATCGAGTCCTTTGGAATGAATATCAAAGTCATTCGCTGTAACAACGTGTATGGACCAAATCAGTATCCCGAAAAACTCATACCAAAGTTTAAGAGACTTTTGAAAGAAGGTAAAAAGTGTACTCTCCACGGTAGGAACTGTGTAAACAACAAACGAGCTTTCATGCATGTCGAAGATGTCGTCGATGCCGTCGAAATAGTATGGAAAAGTGGAACACCCGGGGAAGTATATAACATTGCATCAGATGATGAACTCACGGTTATGGAACTCACTCAGCTCATCATTGAAAATATATTGGAAACCACTGACTATGATAAATGGATCACATACGTGGATGACCGCCCATTCAATGATAAAAGGTATTACATATGCTCTAAAAAATTGAAAGCCTTGGGATGGTCACAACGAAAAACGAGGGAGGATCTCATAAATTTTTTAAAAGAATAAGTATGAAGCCAATCGTCGTAAATGTATATGTACTCTTCATGTTCTTGGCCTACGTGATGCGTAGGGCAGGGACATTTTCGATGGAAGAAAAAGTTAAAATGATTGAATTTTTAAGTTACATGGCACTCAACCCAAATATATCATTAATGGGTGCAACTACTTTGGATCTTTCTCCTTGAGTAATATCTTGTTGAGGATATACAATTGTACAATCAATCCTGATGACGTGTAAAGTGTCGTTGCATTGAATCCATATTTTCTATACTGATATGCGAGCCATAGACAACTTGTCAAAATACCTAAAAGAATCGTATTTTTCATATTTATATCAATATCCTCCACCGAACGCACCTGTCCGTACAATTGTACGAAACCGAGTCCCATCGCGGCACTTGAAATGATATCATTCATTTTATTATATATATATATAATAAAATGGATCTCATATTACAAAAATTTGCCGGGAAAATTGATGCACAAAGTCTTATCAAGACAGTCGAAGAACTTAAGATGGAATACATCGATGATGGTCTCACAAAGGAAGATGTGCCCCCTATCTTGGGTCGTCTCATGATGGAGTCTCAAAAGTTTAAGAAACTCCCAGGTCCCCAGAAGAAGAAGTTGGTCATCGGGGTGCTGTTCCACCTGATTGAACAAATCGATGAAGGTGAGAAGGACTCTGAGTTTGAAATTGTTCTCAAATCCCTAGTACCCCCAATGGTTGATAGTTTCGCTGTGATGCTCAAGGCTAAGAAAATGTGCCTCCCTTGTCTCGCTTAAGGTTTTACCTCATAAATAAAATAGAATGCGATTCCCATCGCTAGAGGTTATGATTCGGTATGGAATCTATACAGTGAAAGAACTCGAAAAATTCGCCAAGGGACTTACCCCAAAACGGAAAATCCAAGTCCTAAGTGAATGTATAAGATGTGATTTTGTATACGATGGTCAAATGTGCTTAAACTGTCACCCATGAAATATTGTCAGGTGACGAGTTACATGTCCAAGGGACCGACCATCATCAGCAATAATCATATGTGTGCAGAGAGGCAGCTTATTAGACGTCTCTATCGAGAGTGTCTTAAAAAGGGGTATAAACCCCATCAATTTACAGAATGGTTACATAGGAAACATGGTGAAATGGTGATCGAACGCAAAACCATACACGGTGATGCAGTATCATTACCATGTGTCCTATGTAGGAAAGCTATGGAGAGGCTAAATATATGTTGGGCAGCACATGATGGTGTACAATGGATACACAGTAAAAAATCTGAATATCTACCACCCTCTTTACCAACAGCTAAACAGAGAAGGAATCTAGGATTTGGGTGTAATGATTAGACCCAATGCAGATTCTAGGTTATTGTGACTTCTTTTGAGTGGTTTTACTCGCTTTAGTTTTAGTGCATTGTTATTTGTAGCAGCATTCTTTATTTCATCCATCTTTTTTGTGTTTGAAACAAAGGGTATCACGTTGTCGATTATTGGTACTACCTCCACACTTTTAGGTAGTTCTATATCAACTGTATTATTTGCACGGAATGCTTCAATTGTAAGATCACCACCAAAAACTTTCAAATTGTATCGATTTGGTGCAATTTTTACAGGTCCTATTTGGTTATACATTTTTTTACGCATCATCACAATATTCCCACATATTAGGCCACCTCTACTCAGACCATATTTTTCTATCGCATATGATTTCATACAACTCCAGGAACAGAAATGTCCAGCAGTGTGAAATTTATTCCGCCTATCATCGTGTTTATAAGGCATACTTAAAGGTGTTGTATCAAAATCATGACAACACCACCAACACCACATGTTTTGCTTAACTTTTTTTTCTTTAAATACTATAAGATGGTTGCCCTTTTACTATTCGGGATGCTACTTCTATTATTAGTTATAGTCATTATAGTTGTATTATTGTTGAAGAAACCTAAAAATGATGTAGTAAAAAAACGTGAAGAAGAACGTGCGTCCTTATTCTTGGATTTGAAAACGAAAATATATCAATCTGCAGATGACGTGGGTATTACACAAGAAGATCTAGATACTGAGATAGAAGAACAACAGAATGAAAGTCCGTTAGCATGTTACGTTACACCAGATAATGGTGAATGTAATCAAGACTTTTATGATCTTATAAATGGCTGTTGTCAATTGAGAGATGAAAGTAAAAGTTCCCAAGAACAGACAAATGATATGATACGTGAAATTGTTACTGAGATTGGTGTCCTTTTTCTAACTGAATATATAATAACATCAGTTTTACCGAGATTTGGTAAAGCACTTGCAGCTTATAGTAGTAAAGCACTTGCAAAATTGTCGGTTAAACTTGGTAGGCGTCTTGCTCAAAAATTAGCATTAAGGTTAGCTGCATTCGTTTCAAAAGTTTTGATTAAATTAGGATCTGGACCAGTTGGGTGGGCACTACTGATTTTTGAAAGTATCAGTATGATGTTAGAAATGGCTGATCTTAGAAATTACGAAAGTTATATCGACAATAGCGAAATCATGAAAGCTAGAGATTTATTCATCTATAAACTACACGAAGCAATGGTAACAACTGGTGAAGATTATCCTATAATTTTTCCATTCTCTATACTATTTCCAGATGTTTCTCTTTCAGTTGTAAAAGAAGTTCTTGAAATAATGATGTACCAATATGGTGATCTCCTGGCAACGGTCGATGGTATACAAGACGCTTTTGACTTAGAGTTTGAGTATATGGACAATGATCTCGAACCAACCCCTGAAATGGAAGCGGAAGGTGACAGAATATTCGGAGATTTTATAACCTTGATACGTGAAGATGATGCGGTATACCTAGATAAATATATATTCGATGGTTTACAAGCTGCATTACCCCTAGAAAATAAGAATGATGTTATTTTAATACCCTCTATGTCTACGGTAAACAGTTTTGGGATTGGTATCAGTGAAAGTGCAGCAGAAAGATGGAACAATGAAAATAAAGAAGCTTGGTTTCAATATCTCGACCCATTCCTTCCAGTCAGAGCACCTACGGAAGACTGGTCACCTCCTCTCACTGCAGCTTATACAGATACGTATTTGATACCAAATTCACTTAACCCGGGGAGTATAGATTCACCCAACCTAATCACAAAGACATTACCAATGAAAGTCACACTCGCATATCCATTTGGACCAATGGTTAGTATGTGCGAAAGAACGAGAACATCTGCGCAATACAAAGATCCAATTTCTCCTTTAGATCACGGTGTAACTTTCAATTTTAAAACTGGTGTGTGTAATTATACACGTGATTATTGCGATCGATACGTAATTGATTATAAAACAAAGACGTGGAAAGATGGAACACCCTATACAGAATGTGAATTGTCTGATGCTCAAAAAACAGCTGAAGATTTCTTAGGAACTACTGTTGTGAGAGATGCTAAGCGATATTATGCGGATCCAGGTGAAATAATAAAGGATTTAGACACTTTATATAATGACCGAGAGGATAAACACGGGAAAGCTGGAGCACTAGCCCTGACCATTGTAGACCCTTTAGGTTTCACTGAAGCCGCAACTGGATTTGTTCAGAATATCGAGGAGAAAATGGCTGGTAAAACGAAATTCTGTAGAACAGGTAATACATGTAAGTTTTTCCAAGCTAGACATAATGGTGGTAATTTTATGACATGGACCGCCAAGGGTCCAGATGGTGATATATATCCACATCCATTACTCGGAGTTCAAGGTCAGGTTAAAGTTGGAGAAGATCATACATTCTTTGTACCTGAAGGTGGGAGTTTTAGAATAAAATGTGACCCAGGTGATGGTGAAGACTTTCCATATGATGAACTTCCACAGGATGGTTCTACTAAGGGTTTCACATGTTGGAATGGTAAAGTCAATAAACCGTATACTGTAGGAGATACAGTTGAATCTACTGTAGAACTTGCAACAGATTATGGTGTAAATGTAGGAAATGAATGTACTAATGGTTTTGCTGAATGTACAATGGCCATTTTTGGGGGTGAAAACTCACCATTTGTAAATGGTGGTATTAGTCCAATAAATTGGATAGTTGGTGCGACGGGAGCCGATACATCTGGAGGTAATGCAGGTAGTTGGGGTGGTGGCAACAACTCAACGTTCGCGTATTCAGATAGAAGGCTCAAAAAGGACGTGAAAAAGACAAAACTCAAATCACCTATATCAGGACTTGATGTCTATACATGGAAATGGAATGAAATCGCAATGTCTACATATGGTTTGAACGGGGGTGACTTTGGATTTATCACAGATGAAATTGATGATCAATATGTCGCCAAGGATGTTTATGAATATGAATACATATTGGAAAATACACCAGTTCACAAAGCTCTTCTAAAATTAAAATCTAAATACTTAGTAAAGTAGAACATGCCACCTAGAGCTCCTTCTTCTAACATGTTTAAATCATCAGCGAAATTAACCTCTGCTGCGAACATGTTTACCATATATGCACCGACCAAGAGGTTTGGGGGTTTTGATTTTAAGAAACTAATCACAGATGTGGGGCCAGAAAACTATACCAAACTGATTATGTCTCAACCAGGATTATATAGAGGTGCTTTTAAGAATATGGCTGACGCCGATTTAATAAGAATTATCGATGACCTCACCCTCACAGGAAAGGCAGCTTTTTTAAAAAAGGCAGATGCTGCGACGAAACTTAGACTTGGTTTGACTGACGATGCAGCTGCAGCGGCAAAAAAAATTGATGAGTTCGCTACAACCGGCGGTAAAACCGTTAAATCTGGTTCAAAGGAGTTCTGGACTGCAATTGGAAATGGTACACTGGTTATTGGTGGACTTGCTCTACTTGCATGGATTGATGATAAGTTCGAAGACGCCGAGGAAGAATATAAGAATTGTATGGCTGGGTGCCTCCCACATAATTGGGATGCTTATGAACAAGAGGTTATCTCATCCTCTGAACTCTTATACAGTAATGCAACAAGCCTTACAGAATATCAAATCACCCCAGTCCCTAGTCAACCCTATTGTGTGAAACCGAATGAAAAATGTGAGGAATATTGTGATCCAAAATGTGGTGAATTGTCTAAAGTGGATCTCCCATTCGCTGATAGTCCATTAAATCCTTTGAACCCCGATAGTCCATTAAATCCTTTTAACCCCGATAGTCCATTAAATCCTTTTAAATGGCTCGAGAGACTTCTACCCGATGGCTTTGATATCAAACTAATAAGTGGTGCTTCGAGCGCGTCTTCGTTAGCCGTCGTCATCTTAATAGTGATGTCGATGGTGATGAAGAAATAAATTAAACTTAAAGACTTTTACATCCTTTATACCAATGACTATTCTATCGATCGATGTTGGTATAAAGAATTTAGCGCTGTGCCTTATCGATGAGGATGCAGGTAACCTCGTGCGGGAATGGGATGTCGATGGTATCCCACCCCAACATGCAGATGGTGTGTACATATCTTTAAGGGATCACCTAGATGCGAGACCGTGGGTTCTCACAGCCAAGACCATTCTCATCGAGGAACAACCCTCTTTTAATAAGAAAATGGTCTCCGTCATGCACTTTTTACATTCCTACTTTATCATTAAATGTCCAAAAGCTGAGACAATCATTTATCACGCCTCTAATAAGATTCCAGACATCGCTGGTCCGGGGAAGGTACAATATAATAAGAGGAAGAAGGCATCCATAGAGAGATGTGAAGCCTTTATCCGTACAGGACCGACGAATGCACATTGGGTAGACACCTTCGTAAAGTCTAAGAAAAAGGATGACCTCGCGGACACGGTGATGCAGGCACTTTCCTTTGTAAATAGGACTGAAGTCATATCAAAATCCAGAAAGAAGAAAGTTACAAAATTAGTAGCTCGTCGTCCAAATGAAAATCAAAAGAGAACAAAGTATTCCAAATCAAACTTAGCTTGGATTTATTTGAATAAAGTTGA